AATATTGCAACTATTGTTCCAGATGGATCAGTAACATCCGCTAAGATTGATAGTTCAGTAGCATCAACAGGAAAGGCGATTGCAATGGCAATTGTATTTGGAGGTTAAATAAATGGCAGTAAATATTGTCAATGTAACAAGTATTAATGGTAAAACAGATGCTGCATCTATTGCATCAAATGACTCTGCTAGTTTTGCGGTGAACACCAGTGCAACTGATGTATTTAAAGTAAACACTATTTTGATTTCTAACCAAGCTGACTCTGCTGGTGATGGTGGTAATGCATTGGTAAATGTTATTTTTAGAGATAATACTACAGATTATAATTTTATTAATGATATTGAAGTGCCATTAAAATCTACTTTGGATGCAATTGGATCTTCTATCTATGTAAATCAAAATCAAAGTATTGTTGTTCAGTCTGACTCTAGTGCGTTGAATGTCTTGGTTGCTTACGAAGATATCACCTAATCATGGCTAGACGCAATAGATATTTTGGTGGTCTTATTGGGGCGAGTCCGGTGGTGCCTTACGACGAACACTGGGGTGACGTTACGTTGTTGTTGGATGGAACGAGTGTGACGAGCGATGCGGCAGGTCAGTCAACTGTCAGCATATACAACCCGGCCGGAGCTACAGTCACCGCAAACCAAAGTCCGGGCGCCAAATGGCCAAACACCTATTACATTGATATACCCAACAACGGTCACATTAACGTGACACTGCCAAGTGGCCTTGGGCGCAACGACACCGCATTCACGGTGGAGGCTTGGGTGTATTTTGACGCTATCTCCGACGACGGTGTTTTCCAACTGCTTCCTAATGGCCTGCTTAGCTCAACTGGCGTGGGGGCGGGTGACAGTCTTGCTATGAGTGTTGTCGGCAGCAGCTGGAAACTTTACAAAGGCGTCGTGGGTGCTACCACCACTGGCTCCGTGGGAACAGGTCAGTATTATCACATTGCGCTGACCTCCGACGGTACTACACTGCGCTGGTTTGTTGATGGTTCGCTGCTTGACAGCGCTACGGTGGCGTCAGCGAACATCCCGGCTGCTGGGTTTCCCTACATGGCCGTTGGCGGGTTTTTCAATTTGAGTTACCCGATGGATGGGCGGGTCCAAGACGTTCGAGTTACCGATGGCGTAGCCCGTTACACCAGCGACTTCACCCCGCCAACTGCTAGCTTCCTAACCACCGCATCTCCTATACGTCCCGGCGTGTCAAACCTCGGGTCACTCAGCGGTGAAGGGGCGTCTACCACAAAACCCACACGGCGATGGGGCGGGATCACCGGGCGAAGTATTACGACTGATGTAGATGAGGCTCCTGTGATTGATAACTCACTTCGGTTTGATGGTACGAATGATTACTTAAACAGGGTAGTTACTGCTAGTAATAGAACCACATGGACGTGGAGTGCTTGGGTAAAAAGGGATGACCTTAGCCGCAGAGAGTACCTTTTCTCGGGTGGAGCTAACGCCGACGATAGTAATCTATTTTATCTACAGTGGGAACGTAACCACACTGGTGGAAATAATCAATTAGGAGTAGTTTGGAGGGAAGCGACCCCTGACTATACTCGTTCGATGTACACAACCGCCTCTTATAATGATACGTCGGCTTGGTATCATGTTGTTTTGTCAGTTGATACAACTCAATCGGCGGCATCTGACAAGATGAAACTTTATGTTGATGGTACAGAAATAACAAGTTTTTTGACCGATCAGAGAAACACCATTGGAACAAATGATCCGCTATCAGTTAATGCAGCAGGTAATATGTGTATGGGTGCATATGCCTACAATCTTAGTGACACTGCGGCACGATTTAAAGGTCTAATGGCAGAAGTTCACTTCATTGATGGTACTGCCTACGACGCCTCCTATTTCGGTGAAACCCGTGATGGTGTTTGGTTGCCTAAAGAAGTTACTGGTCTTACCTATGGTAATAACGGATTCTATCTGGACTTTGCAGGTAATGATACTGGTGTAACTCTGTTGCTGGATGGTTCTAGCACAACTAATGATGCTTCTAGTGCTAATATAGCTAGTAATTTGGTTGCTGATGCTAATATTACAGCTACAAACACCTCAAGCCTGTCTATATCAGCCCCTTATGGTGCTGGTCCTGTAAATGTGTTGGATTTTCCGTCCAACCAAACGACAGGTATATCTCACACATCTAGCTCTATTCCTGAGTTGCTAGACCCCACAGAAACGCAATGGACAATAGAATTGTGGGTGCGTCCAGAATCAATTGCAACATATGACTATTTGATAGCACAAGCATCGGACGGGGCAACTGGGTGGTCAAATGGTTTGGAATGGATATTGGATTGGGACACAAGCAATATTTATTTCGTGGGTCATAATGGCTCTGGCGGCAACACTTCTCTTTTACAGGCCAGTCTTTCAACTTATGGTATAACAGTAAATAATTGGCACCATATTGCCGTAGTAAGAGACGGTAGTGATACCATGTTGTTCCTCAATGGTCAAAAAGCTGCTACCATTACAAATCAAAATATAGTTCGTACAGCAGGTAATCGTAATCTTTTTATAGGAACTGACCCGACTGATAACTATGCGTTTCATGGTCAAATGGCCGACATCCGCATCACCAAAGGCATTGCCCGTTACACTGGTTCCTTCACTCCACCTACTTCAGCATTGTCTGCGGATGTGTCAGGGATTACTGGTAGTGATGATGTAACTCTGTTGTTAAATGGAAGTTCCCTAACAGATCAATCAAGTGCTTCTAGTGGCACTGCAACTGAAAATGGGTATGCGTCGGCTGGTGGCAGTATGATAACCGTAACTGGTCCTTATGGGTCTTCTGATAGCGTATATACCTTTGATGGTTCTGATGACTATCTTAATCTTGGGAATGTTGACGCACTGGGACTTACAGATGGTGACTGGACTATTGAATGTTGGGTATATCCCCAAGAACTTGATGACTATCAAGTAATCGCTTCATATGGAGGTGACGACCCAAGTTGGGACGACCCCTACGGACAAGAATGGGTTCTTATGTATGGAGCTTCGGCTGCTTATTTCCAGTTTAAAGACGCTTCTAACTTTACGAATGTCACTGCAAATCATAATATGGCACTTAATAAATGGTATCATATAGCTGCAACCCGTAATAATAACAGTATTCAACTGTTCATAAACGGCAACCAGATTGCGTCCAGTACCACGACCCCTACTACAATTAGCAATCCTAATAAGTTAGTAATTGGTGCCACTCCCTCATTTGGTGCAAAATTTGAGGGTTACATTGACGACATCCGTATCACCAAAGGTGCAGCACTATACCCATTCCACCCACCTATCTCTACACTAACTAACACACCAGAGTACCTTGGAGACTTCGGTGTAGATAGAGCAACGAACAGTAATGACTTCTCGGTTGAGGGCAATATCACACCAGATGACCAGTTGCTTGATACTCCTAATCTGAGGTTTGCTACTTTGGATGCTTCTGATCTTTCTGATGCAAATTTAACAACACGAAACCTTGGGACTAATACTGGTGTAAGAGCAGATTCATACGGACAGAAATCTTCTGGTAAATGGTATTGGGAAACATCTCTTGTTGATACATCCCCTTCAGGAAATCATACGGGGGTATGGGATATAAGTGAAACAATGGGAACTAATTACGTTGGTCAAACTTCTGGTTCTTGGGGTCTTTATCTGGGAATTGGGGGAACTGCGCCTAGAGTTAGACACAATGGCACTTATACGACGCCTTCCGGAGTAACGGCTTTTGCATCGGGTGATATTATATCCATTGCTATTGATCTTGATAGTGGCAAAATGTGGTATGCTAAAAATGGTGTTTGGTTTGAGTCAGGAAACCCTTCTGCCGGAACAGGTGATGCCTACCCAACTAACCCATTGACTGGAACCTTAGCCCCGGCAGATATACAACGGGATACTATGACTTATAACTTCGGTCAGGACCATACCTTTGCCGGAGCAAAAAGTCCACTGCTAACTCCTTACTCAGATACTAATGGTGTAGGTGAGTTCTATTATGAGCCTCCGTCTGGTTTCCTCGCACTTACCACAAAAGTTGTTGCATCTGAAACAATCTTACCTACGACTGGTCGGGTTACTCTGTTAGAACACTACCAAAGTAAACTATAAATAAAAATAAAAGAGAATGTATTATGAGTGGTATTATACCAAAAAAAGATATTCCTGAAGGCGTTCACTCTAGTTATGATGAAGACCTAGACCTTGTTCGCACGACTTTACGCACTCTTTTGCTTCAAGGTGAAGAAGGTCTTCAACTTGCCAAAAGTGTTGCTGATGAAATGGAACATCCTCGGGCTATTGAAGTCTTGACTGGTATGATTAAGCAACAATCAGAAAATGCACATGCTTTATTGGCAATGCATAAAAAGAATCAAGAGATTAATGTAACTCAAGCCAAAGGTGCGCCAGAGGAACAAAAGTCTCTTACACAGAATGTATTTGTAGGTTCCACAGCAGAGTTACAGAAAATGCTGCGTGGAGATGGAGAAAAGGTGATTGACCATGATTATGACAGAACTGACCAAGGGGATATTCAAACTCCTTAAAAGACTCATTGGCGAGTCTAGTATTGCATTAGCAATCATTTATACTATTGGGCATATCTTTATTGCCACAATCTGCAACTGGTTAATTACCGGTGCAGCTATGGAGTTAGCGGCTATTGATGCAATTGTAGAACCCATCATTAACGGGATCTGGTTCTACGTACTCCATAAACTAGCAAAAAGATTTATAAAAAATGAATGAAAACTCTAGGGTATAATCAGTATAAATAAAAGTGTAGGTCACGGTGTTGGCGCACCCACCTACTCTAAAAACTAATGGGAGTTTTCAGCTATGTTTTATATATACGCATACTTGCGTAAAGACGGCACTCCTTACTATATTGGTAAGGGAAAAGAAAAAAGGGCTTGGACATATCATAATAATATCAATATCCCTAATGATAAAAACCATATCATTATAATGGAGTCAAACTTGTCTGAGTTAGGCGCTTTAGCATTAGAGCGGCGATATATTCGTTGGTACGGTCGCAAAGATATTGGTACTGGTATACTACTCAACCGCACAGATGGTGGTGATGGAGCTAATGGGTTTTCCCCTCAAGCACTTGAAAAAATGAAACAACCAAAGTCAGAAGAACATAAAATAAAAATATCTATATCTAATAGCAATCCAAAGACAGGTAAAGCATTAGCGGCGTGTTTGGCAAACTTGGAAAAGGCCACTCAATCAAACATCGGCAGAAAACACTCGAAAGAAACTATAGAAAAAAGAAAATCTTCACTCAAAAAATATTTGGATTCTCTCTCAGAAAAAGAAAAAAAGAGACCTTGGTTCTACAAAAAAGTAGTGATTGATGGTAAAGTGATAGAAAGCGTGCAAAAAGCAGCAAGTATATATAAAGTATCACGGCAAACAGTTCATAATAGAATAAAAAGTAACAAGTTTGACTGGAAATATTATGAGTGATATTTTTTATCTTGGTAACAGCCAAGTGAAAAAAGATGGTGTTGAACAAGGCTGGACTAAAGAAGACATTGTTGAATACCAAAGATGTATGCAAGACCCTGTATATTTTGCAGAGAACTATGGTAAGGTAATCAACCTAGATAAAGGTCTAACACCTTTTAAGATGTATCCTTATCAGAAGGAAATGTTTAATCACTTCCAAGAAAACAGATTTTCGATTGTATTAGCCTGTAGACAATCTGGCAAGTCTATTAGTTCGTGTATGTATATTCTTTGGTATGCATTATTTCATCCTGATCAGACGATT